GCAACTTTAGCTGATGTGGTCATAGCGGCGGTCTGAAGAACCGTTGAAAGAGGTTCGATTCCTCTAGGTTGCACCATATAAGCCCTCGTGGACAAATCTGGTAAAGTCGCCTCTCTCAAACAGAGGAGTAATGTGTCAGTTCGAATCTGACCGAGGGCACCAGGTCTTTGTAGTTCAACGGATAGAACGCATTCCTCCTAAGAATGAGATACAGGCTCGATTCCTGTCGAAGACACCAATGGTAATAAAGCAAAATATGCTTGACAGATTACACTTAATTTGATACAATATATGCATTGCGACTGTGGCGTAATTTGGTAGCCGCAAGAGACTTAAAATCTCTCGTCCTCGGGCGTACCGGTTCGAGTCCGGTCAGTCGCACCAAAATTGCATATATATAATACCGCAGAGTATGGAAGTGGTCATCCGTCTGGTCTCATAAGCCTGAAATCGCTGGTTCGAATCCAGCCTCTGCATCCATCTTGCGGGATTAGTTTAATGGTAAAATTAGAGATTTCCAATCTCCAGTCATCAGTTCGATTCTGATATCCCGCTCCATTATAGAAATTTATTACCGAACAATTGCAAATTGCCAAATTAAGGCGCCGACTGGAATAATCACTGCAATGCCAGCAATAAACAGTAGTGTGTTCATTATTAGCTCGCCCGTTGTTTCTCTTTGTCTTTGAATTCGTTCTTCTTCTAATCTTTCTGCTTCTGCCCGTTCTTTGGCCATTCTAGTGCGCTCGGCAATCATTTCATAATATACATCATCATTGCCACTCCAGATTAACATATCTTTTAGATAACGTTCATCCTCACGCAACTTTTTTGATGCCCACGCCATTTCTAATGCTTGAGCAGCAATCTGGCTATCACTTTTTTTGATGCTTTCTATTTTCTTTTTGGTACTAGCAACGTGTACCTGATCTGCCATATTATAGAATTTACTGACTTCACCTATTAAATTATTAATATCTTTGCCCATGGCAATAGCACCTTTAATGCCTGCTATAGTTGCTTGTGCGCCAGCGTAGATAGTTAATGGATCCATAATTTTTATATACCAAGTTTACATAATTCTTTATACATTCGGTTAGAGCAATCTTTTTTTATCCACTTAACACAATATACTTTTCTTTCAAAAACATCTCCAGTCCATTGCCATCTTTCACAAATAAATGTTGTATCTTTATTGTCTTTCTGTTCTGTTGATACTAATAAAAAAGTAGACAGCAATGAAACTAAGAGCAGTTTAAAATCCATTACTTGTTTGCCAATGGATTGTCAATAGCCTTCTGAATCTTTTGGTCAAGTTCTTTCTTTAATATCTCCACATCTTTAGTAACTTCTTTTTTCAATTGTTGAGTTTCAGCACCAATTTCTCTACGGGCTTGAGCCATTTCAGCACGGACGGCCGAGGCCTCAGTTCTGGCTTTGTCTAAATCTTCTCTGACACCTTTACGCATTTCACGCATTTCGGAATCTGATTGACGTTGTGCATCTTTAACGTAACGTTCAACTTGTTCAGTTACACCTTCATTTCTACGTAAGTCACTCTTTAAGTCATTCTTAATATCACGGGTATAACCATTTGCTTCATTGACTGAATCTTCCGTTTTCTTAATCTTTTGGTCAATAATTGCTATGCGTTTATCAAACTCAGTTAAGTCTGGTGCCACATATTCAGCAATCTTTTTCTTCATACCTGTGTAGTCTTTATAAACTTCAAATGCACCATAGAGACCACCTAGTAAAGATGATACAAGTGTGAATGCTATCATTAGTTTGGCTGGAGTAAATTCATACCCACCAATACTAATTACAGTATCCGCGCTAGCATATTTTTTTACCGCTGCTTGTGCTTCGTCAATCTTAGCGTTGACATCTTTTATTTCTTCTGCCATTTTATTTTCCTTTGTATTGTTGGTCTACCATTTCTTGGTGTAATCTATCACTTGATAACTGGCGTAATACCTTGATGTTATCCACATTAGTTTGTTTGTTGTAAATTTCTTTTGGTTCATAGAATGAAGCGTCTTTCATAACAAACGAATACGATTCATAACCTTTTGGTTGTAAAGCTAACATAGCAATATCAACACCTCCAGCCAATTCATTTGATTGTACATTTTTATTCACTGTTTCTGTTTGTGTATCAACTTTTAAACTATCAAGTGGTGTTCTACTTTCCATTAAATCCGCCAATGGATTGGTTCTTGAAGTGGTGGAGTTAACAGAAACAATTGGTATTTCAATCTGAACACTTTGGTTTTGATAAACTTGTTGTTGTGGTTGTACAATAGTTGTTGTTTGAAAATTTGAATTTACACCAGAATTAATTAATGATACGGAGTATGGTTGTAAACCTGTTTTCAATTGTTGTGTTGTTGATGTTATTTGTGGTTGTGATTGAGAACTTGTTTGTGATGTTGATTGTGTTCCAGGTAAGTTTAATTCCTGACTAGTTTGTTGTACTTGTACACTTGTAGTAGATTGCATTGAAGCTTGTGAACTGGCCACAGACATGGAATTCAACGAACCAACAATAGACATTGCTTGCTCTTGAGATTTTGATACACTCAATGAAACTTGTTGTGCTGCATTTTGAACAGCAGCCCTTTGTGTTGCTCTATCATTTTCTTGTATCTTACTGATTGTACTCATAATTAAAGACATAGGTGCACCAGGTTTTGATTCCAATTTATCTGGTCCAGCGCCACCAGCCATAGATGATTCTTGTGATTGAAAGGGTTTATCATTTTGTGGTGTGCCTTGTGATACCATTGCAACTGCATCTTTTAATGTTTGAGGAACTCCATCTGGTGCAGAAATTGTACCTGATGCAGATAATTCAACACCACCAACATTAACATTAGTGACAGGTGAAGATGTTGGATCTGCACTGGCTGCGGTTGCCAAGACTTTACCAACTGAAAATGATACTGCTACGTCTGTTTGACCAGAACTTGGTAAAGAAGGAATTACTGGTTTTGGATCCGGCGTTGGTGGTGCAGTGACAGCAGAATAATCTAGCGACAAAGATATGTCTCTTACTCTTGGTCCATAATAACCCGCCCAAAAACGGCTATCTTTACCAGTAAATGCAATACTTAACCAGCTTGCTGTATTCAAATCATATGATGAATTAAAATTTTGTTTGCCTTGAAACAACTGAAAATTTCCATTCGTTGCACCTAAATTGTAATTATACACTTCAAGCATTGAACCATTTGTACTACCCAATCCAACAGAAGCGTTTAATGTACCAGATGTTGAACCATCGTTTTGATACAACCATGAATAATTATATCCTGTAATTTTCACATTCACACCGGCATTTTCAAGTGCTTTGTTGATACCAATGATTTGTGATGTTGTAGACATTCCATAAGAAAAACGAATGGTGTTGGTGTCCTGATTCATTGCTGGACCAGGACCTCCCGAACAACAAGGACTTACACCATTGGTATCTGTGTATCTTATGTTTGTCCAACCATTATTTACAATCAAATTGCCAGTGGTTGAAATGTCCTGTGCATTAGAAGAACTTAAAGACAAAAGCGCCAAGCAAAGCGCCAAGGCCCAATTTCTGATAAGTGTCATCGGTTTTAACCTCTTCTATTTTTGGTAACTTTCCGGGATTTTCTTCCCACATTTGTTTAGCTTGTTCACCAATTTTGCCTTCATATGGACAAGGTGTGCCAGCAGCCAGCATAGCATCAAATACTCTGCGGTCTTGACACATAGTTGCTACCGCAGCTACCTTCATTCCCATATCGTAAAGAGTCTTAGATAACTTCAGTCTCTCACAATTCATATCTCTAACAGTACCACCAGAAGAAACACCAAATATTTGTGTTTGTACTGAACCTGAAGTACCAGTGGAACACAAGTCTGCATTACCACCACTCATCATTGTTGGTGCTACGGCAGTTGGAGGTGGCTGTATTACTTTTTGTGTAATTGTTGTTTCATTAATGTTGCGGTTTGTCATGTCACCAGTTTGTACGTTTACATTTTTGTTATCACTGGTACTTGTGTTTGTATTTTTATTATCTGTAGCAGCCGTAGTTGTGTTAATATTACGATTTGTCATATCACCAGTATTGACATTGTTGTTTGTCATTGTACCGGAGTTTATGTTGTTGTTTGTGTTTACGCTGGTGTTTTTGTTATCACTACTTGAAGTATTGATGTTACGGTTCGTCATATCACCAGTGTTAACATTGGTGTTAGTGTTGTTGTTATTATTTGTCATGGAACCAGAGTTGACATTGTTGTATGTCATAGTTCCACTATTAATGTTTGTGTTAGTGCTAGTACTGCTGTTGACGTTGTTATTGTTGTTTGTTAACGAACCAGAATTAACATTGTTGTTCGTGTAAGTCATTGAACCAGAATTAACATTGTTGTTAGTGTTTACGCTGGTGGATGTACTTGCGTTTACGTTGTTGTTGGTATTAGTAGAAACACTTTTAACATCGGTATTATTGATGTTCGTAATTGTTCCAGAATTTACATTATTGGTGTTAACGGTACTTGTACTGGTAGAATTACTATTTGTATCTACCAGAGTTTTCGAATCATACGTTGTCTGTGCAACGGAAATAGATGTAACCATGACAAAAAGTACCATAATAGGTAACTTTTTTAACATTTTTTTCCCTTTTAGGTATTGACATTACATTGGAATAGTGTATAATATAAAAATCACTTGTTCCATAGGACATAAGTATTTATAACCAACAGAAAAGGACATAAAATGGTAATTATTGTTTTAAAACTAATCACAGGCGAGGAAGTTCTAGGAGAAGTTCAAGCTCAAAATGAAACCGAATGGATTTTGGAAAATCCTGTAGGAATTGCAGTTGTTCGTGGTAAAGATGGCCAACCTAATGTTGGATTTGCACCTTTCCCAATACATGCACCACAGAAAGCAGGAAGTATTGTTGCTTTGGCAAAGAAACATGTGATATACTCCTACGTACCTGCCGAAGACTTCATTACCAACTATAATCAAATCTTTGGTTCAGGCATTGTTCTTCCACCAACAAAACAACTTATCGTTTAATGCAATTTTATACTAATGTACAATGTTTCGGTAATAGTATACTATATCGAGGCGTAATGGATGGAAAAAGAGTCAAACAAAGAATTGACTATTCGCCGTCACTTTATATCCGTAGTAAAACTGGACAATATAAAACACTTGACGGTAAAACCCTAGAACGCAAGCGTTTTGATGATATTAGTGGTGCTCGTGAATACATCAAAGGTTTTAAAGATGTATCCGGCGCACCTAAAATTTATGGAAACAATCGTTATGAATATGCCTTTATCGGTGAGCAACACAAAACTATGGTCGATTGGGATCAAGATAAAATCGTTATTGGAGTCGTTGATATTGAGGTTGGTTCAGAGAATGGTTTTCCTGATCCATATCTTGCAAATGAGCCTATCACTGCCATATGTTTAAAATATATTAATGGTCTAACAGTCGTTTTTGGTTGCGGTGATTATGTTGTCCAAGGCAATGAAGTTTATATTAAATGTAAAGATGAATGGACACTTTGCAAAAGATTCCTAAAACAATGGACCAACAATTGTCCTGATGTATTGACTGGTTGGAACACCAAGTTTTTCGATATTCCTTATTTGATTAATCGCTTTCGTAAAATTGTTGGTGAAGAAGAAACCAAGCTTTTATCGCCTTGGAAATACATCACCGAACGTAAGACTATCATTAATGGTCGACCAATGACTGCATATGACATTGTTGGTGTTGCCTCACTTGACTATATTGAACTATATCGTTGGTATGCTCCTGATGGTAAATCACAAGAATCCTATCGTTTGGATGCCATTGCAACAGCTGAGATTGGCGAGACCAAACTATCATACGATGAATTTGATAACCTACATGAATTATATCGTTTGAATTATCAAAAATTCATTGAGTACAACATCAAAGACGTTGAGTTGATTATCAAACTGGAAGAAAAACTAAAACTATTGGAGTTGGGTTTAACTCTTGCATATGATACTAAATGTAACTATGAAGATATATTTGCACAGACACGCATGTGGGATGCACTCACTTACAATCGTTTGATGCAAGATAAGATTGTTGTTCCTCCAAAAGAAACACAAGAAAAAGATGGCATGTTTGCTGGTGCATATGTTAAAGATCCACAAGTTGGATTACATGAATGGCTTGCATCATTTGACTTGAATAGTTTGTATCCACATTTGATGATGCAATACAATATCTCACCAGAGACTTTGATTGAACCAGAAAATTATACACAAGAAATGCGTGACGTTATTTCTTCCGGCGTAAGTGTTGAAAAATTACTTACTAAGTCAGTTAACTTATCAAATTTGAGTGGTGTAACAGTTACACCTAATGGTCAATTCTTTCGTACAGACATTCAAGGTTTCTTACCAAAGATGATGGATGAAATGTATCAAGACCGTAAAAAGTTTAAAAAGATGATGCTGAATGCAAAGCAGGATTATGAAAATGAAAAAGATGATTCTAAAAAATATGAGATTGAAAAACGAATTGCTAGACTCAATAATCTTCAACTTGCAAAAAAGGTTTCTCTTAATTCTGCTTATGGTGCTTTAGGTTCTCAGTATTTTAGATTCTATGACTTGCGTATGGCCTTAGGCGTTACAACTGCCGGCCAATTGTCAATCAAATGGATCGAAAACAAGATTAATGGATACATGAACAAGTTACTATCTACGGAAGAAAAAGATTATGTCATTGCTTCTGATACAGATTCGATTTATTTGAAACTTGGTCCTTTGGTTAATAAAGTTTACGGTGATGCTGTAAAATCTATGCCAAAAACTAAAGTGATTGATTTCATGGACCGTGTTTGTAAAGACAAGATTGAACCGTATATTAACGAATCATACAATGAGTTGGCTAAGTATGTACATGCGTATGCACAGAAGATGCAAATGAAACGTGAAGCATTGGCCGACAAAGGTATTTGGACTGCGAAGAAGCGTTATATTATGAACGTGTATGACAATGAAGGTGTTCGTTATAATGAACCAGACCTAAAAGTCATGGGACTTGAAATGATTAAATCTTCCACTCCTGCTGCTGTTCGTAGCAAGATGAAAGAATCAATTTTAATTATGATTGGTGGTACAGAACTCGACATGCATAAGTTCATTGCAGATTTTAGAACATACTTTATTGGTTTACCGCCAGAAGATATTTCTTTCCCTCGTGGAATTAATGGCCTAAGTAAGTATTCCGATAGTAATAGTTTATACAAATCTGGAACACCAATTCATGTTAAGGGTGCAATTCTTTACAATCATTACCTCAAAGAAATGAAATTGACAAAGAAGTATCCTCTAATCCAAGAAGGTGAAAAGATTAAATTTTCTTATTTGATTATGCCAAACCCCTTCAAAGATACCGTTATCTCTTATCCGACACGGCTGCCAAAAGAATTTGACATTTCAAAATATATCGACTATACTACACAATTCGAAAAGACTTTCCTGGAACCCATTAAAGTTATTTTAGATTGTATGGGTTGGTCGACAGAAAAACAGACCACACTAGATGACTTTTTTAATTAAGGAACATTATGAGTATATTAGACAAAATCAAAAAGAACAGCAGCATTAAAGATTCTGCAATTCTATCTAAATCAAAATTCTTTACAAATAAAGATATGATTCCAACTGGAGTGCCAATAATTAATGTTGCACTTTCTGGAAAACTTGACGGAGGTTTAACTCCCGGTCTTACAATGTGGGCAGGCCCATCAAAACACTTTAAGACTGCTTTTTCACTTTTGATGGCCAAATCTTACATGGATAAATACGATGATGCCGCTCTTTTATTTTACGATTCTGAGTTTGGCACTCCTCAATCTTACTTTGATTCATTCAATATTGATACCGATAGGGTGCTCCATACTCCTCTTACTGATATCGAACAATTGAAATTTGATATTATGAAACAACTGACCGAATTGGAACGTGGTGAACACCTTATCATTGTTATTGATTCTATTGGTAATCTTGCATCAAAGAAAGAAGTTGAGGATGCTTTAGCAGAAAAATCTGTTGCTGATATGAGCCGTGCTAAACAAGTTAAATCTTTGTTTCGCATGGTTACACCACATTTGAATATTAAAGATATTCAAATGATTGTAGTCAATCACACATACAAAGAAATAGGACTGTTTCCTAAGG